CTATTGAATGCAGTATCAAAAGACCACCCGTAAGTGACAGCAAAGCCAACGCACACATAAACCAAATCACAGAGTTCTTTAAGAACTTCTTCATCTTCCTGATTACTAATAGCATACATCAACTCCTTAAATTCTTCCTGTATTAGCCTTCTCCTTAAATCTTTTTCACCGTCCATTAAAGCAGAAGGTTCAGGATACTTCAACCCTACTGGATGTCTGAAAGCACGATGAAATATGTGCAACTTGTCTTGAATTGTTTCGCTCTTACCCATCATTTTTAACATCCTCTATTAGTTTATTAAGATACCATTGTGCCTTCAGCAAATCTTTAACAGGATCTTCTTTTTCCTTGTACCTATATCTGCTAATATACTTTATGATATTTCCTTTTAAGTATCCCTTATATTCTTCTGATTCCATGCTGTGTCGTATGAGATCAATTGTTTCCATACTATTATTATTATAGTGTTCTGGACTGTTAATCTGGTCAATCTTATTCTCTCTTCCTGACCATTCCATTCCATATGTAGTATACATGGCGTTCCTTTCTAGTGAAGCTTATCTTTGTAATCAGAAAATTTTATAATTGTAGCGTCTGATTTATTTTCTTCTCCATTTTCTAAGCTCAGATATGATATCCTATTTTTCCCTAATCTTAGAAGATCGTCAAAACTCTCCTCAATCATTTCTAGTATGCCATGAGTAAGAGAGAATATAACACTGTCTTCAGAACCTTCTGGAAGATTGTCGATAACATTGATTAAAACTTGCTCCTTCAACAAGGAGGTATCAACTTTTTCATCTTCATCATGTTGCTCATCAAAATCTCTAAGTGATAATACAAGAGCTACAGAATCCGGTGGAAGAGCTTCATAAACACCCGCTATACGTTTTATCATTTCAAAAACTTCTTCTGTTATTTCTTCATCCATGTTTTCATTCCTTATGCTTATTTAAACCATTTCTTTGGTATGCTTAAATCAGAATATTCAAAGTTGTATCTATCACACCAATCAGCATAGGTAGTACGCGATCCCTTACCTATCCTATTTTGTGGATTTTGAAATACAAACTTAATATCAACGCCTAACTGATCACGAATCAGCAAATGTCTTGTTCGCTCATATCCATCATGAAAGTATCCTTTTCCCTCTATATAAAACTCCTTATCAGAGATATAAAAATCAGGAATATATGTTCTTGGTTTAGGTTGGTATGATAAACGAGTAGGTTCGTATTCAAAAGGCACAGAATACTTATTAAGAACCTTCGCTATATTCCTTTCAAGGTTTGATTTGTATTTCATGGAGCCTCTAAGTCGGATATCTTTACATTATAACAGGAGTGCCTGAAAATAAAGCCTCCATCTCGTTCCCCTTTTTTATGGAATGTGCTCTTCTTCTTAAAATCTTCTTTGTTTATGTGTCCTAGCACCCATCCTTTTTCGTAGTTGCGAAGAACACGAACAAAGATATATCCATCACATTCATAATCAATTTGAAAGTCAGTAACAGAGCAATCGTACTCTGTTTTAGGTTCAACTCCAGTTCGTTTCGTCTTAACATCAATACGACGGCCATCTGGTAATACCAAATCATATTTAAACGTATTAATTCTTTCCCCACCATACACACTTTGTGCTAAATACTCTCCTATAAATCCAGCGACATTCCCCTCCCCGTGAGTGATAGACTTTCTGACAACACCTAATTCTTCTGCCTTTTTACGCGCAGCAGAAGTTATATCATCGTCTATAGTAAGTTCTTTCATATACTTTTACTCCATTCGTTCTGTGTAGTAAATATATGGCTTTGTATTGAATTTAACCATTTTTCAATATACATGCACGTTTTAGGACTTCTACTACGATACTCTGAAATATTCAGAGTAAAAGTTTGCTCACTATGTATGACTGGAATATTCTGTTTCAATATATCTTGTACTTTTTTAAAGTCTTCTTCTATCTTACTAACATTATCTTCGTAAGTAGTATCAGACCAATAAGAATCATCAAAAGCGTGTTCATCCTTCTTAACACGAACTCCTACAAAATTACTGTAATTCCTAAACTGCCAGTGTCCCCCTTTTTTATCACTATCTGAAAACATATAATACACATGTGGGTTGCATTCTAAGTCTTCTGGATAAACACGCTTTTGATATATTATCATTTAGAAATCCTCTGATTCTAGTACGTCATCATGATTAAGAGCAATCTCGGATAACCTACCTGTATTGAGATCGTAGAACAACTTATTAGACGGCCCCGTAAGTCCGCTAAATCTGTTCTTAATTACGCGCACGGTAGTCATGTGCCGCTCACGCATATCAATGGCCTGTCCATCGCGCTCAAGCCCCAGCACAATGTCCGATAACTGACCTATGGCACCTGACCCTCTAAGCTGGTGAAGTTTCGCTCTACCGCCCTCCTCATGCCCGTAATCGACACGTTTAAGATGGGAGGCTACGAACATACAGATGTCCAACTCCTGCACCAATGTGCGTAATCGGGTCATGATCTCATCAAGAGCTTTGCGCTCATCAATGTTGGTTTGGTCAGATACAAGAATACTGATATGATCAAGAAAAATGTACTTACACTTTAGCGCACGAACCATATATCTAACACGAGAGATTATGTTATTAATAGAGTTGCTGCCAAAATGATCAAAGAAGAACAGACGATCCTTTTCCAGCGTATTTTTAAAGGACGTTCTAACCTCCCCCTCTGTGTATTCAAAGTTAGGAAGATGTATCGGCTTATTCATGTCCAAGCCAACGATAGCTTGCGCGGTACGCCTAACGCTCTCCTCCAAGAAGAGCAAGCCTATACTATGTTCTGTATTATTTAATATGTGATAAGCTATCTCGCGCATAAAGGATGATTTGCCAAGACCTGATCCAGCCGCTATGGTTACCAGTTCGCCCATCCGTATACCAAAGGTTAACTTATTTAGTCCTTCATACGGATACTGTACGGAGCTTTCTGTAGGCCCAGTAATAATTGTATCCCACATATCGGAACCAGCGACAATGCCCTCTGGAGTATACTTCTCAGAGTTCCACCAAAGACGCTGAAATTCTTTTTCTTCCTTACTAACAAGATACTCATTAGCATCTTTTAGGTTGAGGTGTACTATTTGGGATTTCGGAAGGAGAAGTTCAGCGACTTCCTTCGCCGCCTTACGTCCCGGCTCATCGTTATCGAAGCATATTTTTATGTTATCAAACTGATTAAGATAGTCGTAGTTTTTAGATACATCCGATACAGCGGATTTAGCGCCTGTCTTTATGGACACAACGGGCCATTTACTACCCATCATCTGAAAAGCAGAGAGAGCATCAATCTCTCCTTCTACAAGCGTGATATACTTTCCCTCATTGAACAGGTTCTGACCAAATAATGTACCTGAAGAAAGTTCGCCTTGAGACAAGTATACCTTATCTTTTAAACTACGTGTCTTATTTGCTACATGGTTACGATCAACATCATAATAAGGGAAATACCAACGTGTCGCACCTTTAGTCACGTTATAAAACTTGCACGTATTTTTAGAAATATTTCTTTCTGGCATATCAGAATCTACGCCTTTTTTATGTTCCATATTTCTTATACGAGTGCCTTTTTTTATGATGGACACGTTGGTATCAATAACATCACTCCGCTTCTGTCCACAGGAGAAACAGTATGTATTCCCGTCCGTGTAGTATGATAAAGCATCACTACTACCACAATCAGAACACGGTTGATGCGTTCTTGTGTATTTTGTCATAGTATCTCTTCAACTCGTGGTTCTCTTGCGACATGCGTAAAGTATCTGTATCCTCTGGAATAGTTAAAGGTACGAAGACCTTCCCCTTTATTCGAATCAGACCAGCAATTATACTTATGATTACACCACCGACATTCAGAACCTAAAGACCTATTGCCGTTATCCTCAATCTCATCATCATAACAACGTTCGGGAGGTTCTTCTTTATTAGCCAAGATATCTCGCAGTTCATCTATTCGTTTAGATGCGTCAAGCGTATCCATATCCTCAATAGGCAATAGCGCCAAATCCCCGTACTGCTTGTCTATGGCGAGAAATGCGCCCCTATCCATATCCAACGCTTGCATGTATCCAGATATTTGGTATACATATCCAAATGGATCGTTCGTGAACAACTCACCACGATCAAACTTACGGAAACCGTAGCTTGAGGAACTTTTTGCGTCAGTCACAACTCCATCAATAACAGCGTCGATATGCCCCTTAATTCCATTTAACTCTACCTCACGCTGCATATCCCGTACATCATGGTTAGCAACCTTACATAGAAACAGTAGAAATGCTTCCAGCATATGTCCGTAGAAGAACTTAATTCGCTCATTAGGTTTTAGATCACGATCAATTGGCTCATAAAAGTCATACCACATCTTTCGTGCTTCTTTACCGATGTTGGACATTCTTATAGAAGGCTTACGTCCCCGCGATCTTTCCTCCTTACTGAAGAAGCGAGTAGTTTCATCACGAATAAAATCAAGGAAGAACTGCATATCTTCTTCATGCACTTCTGTACCTTCATTGATAACTTCATATATGTCTTTTACAAGAGTATCTATATTTTTCATGATGATGTATCCCTAAATGTTTTAAAATGGAAGGCCCATCCCTCACCTTTCCAAGTGTTAGTCCCAGTTATGACCAACCCCTACTATTAAGATACTACTTTATACTAGAGTTCTACATCATCATCATCAAACGGAACATCTTCCGCTTCAAGGTCTTCATCATCTTCAAACTCGACATGCTTGACAACCATCATTTGGTTCAAGCCAAGACCAACTCCAGACTTACCTTTGAAAGTCCAATCATACGGCTTTACAGAGAGCTTAACAACAGAACCGTTACCAATGTTAGCGCCACTCCACGTCCGTTTAGACGCATCCATAATCCGTGGAGGTCGAATGGCTTTTGCAGTAACGTAGTCACCACGATCCTCATCGTTCTTGATAGAAACTCCACGGTCTTTTAACTCACTAACAATGTCTTCATCAAGATGACAAACATCAACTTGATACTTACCGGAAAGTTCATTAGGCTGGCCTTCCAAGACCCGTGCCCACATAGAAGTTCCTCGTACAATCATATCATATCTCCTTTTCTGATATATTAATGTTCTGCTTCATACCAAGTCTTACCGACTCCGATATCACAGGTTAGAGGGCACCTGACATTCAGATACTTCCCCGATTGTGCTATTCCAGCATAGCATACTTCTTTGAACCTGTCAACATAATTTTCAGCTACCTCATATACGTACTGATCGTGTACGCTGCACACAAGATGCGCGTCCAACCTTTCCCGGCGCACCATACGATCTATTCTATTGCCCACTGCTTACAGACGATTGCTCCCGCTCCTTGCAACAACGTGTTTAATCCTGCATGGGGTGAGCGAATATGTATACGCCTACCATCTATACCATTGAGATATCCTTGAC